GAACTTCATGTTCTTGATGTTGTCGTAGACGTAGCGCGACTGGGGATCGAGGGAGTTGTAAATGTTGCGCGCCTCGTCGGTTTGGCCCGCGGCATGGAGCTGCGCGATTTGTTGGAACGGCTCAAAGTTAAAATGCACGCCCTTGGCCGGGACGTTCATCGTGGCGCGGCGCACCTCGGTCGGCGTTGGGTCAACCATCGCGTCGTCCGGCGGGCTGAACTCGTCCAGCGGCAACGGGTTGCCTTGGGCATCGGTTACCGGAGGAAGATTTTCCTCGTCGGCCGTTGCAAGTGAATTGTTAACGCTTCGTTGGCTAGGTGTCATGGGATCTTTGGTAGGTAGTGCCGGCTCAACCACCATGCCGTCCGGCGGCTGATTTAATGGATAACGCTGGTCTCGGCGGCGACTCATCGATTGCCAAAGGTGGGTAACGATGTGCCGTCAAAACTCGGGCCTTCCTCGGCGCGCAGGTTGGCGTTGTCGATATTCTGTTTGGCCAGCGGCGCGCTGGCCCGAATCCCAGCATTCCGACTGGCCATGCGCATATTGCTGAAGGCACCAAGGTTGCCCCACAAATTCTGATGGAATGCGTATTTGTCATCCAAGCTCATGCCGTCGTAGTCAAACTGCTTGAGCTGGTCTTCCGTGATTCCGAGTTGATCGCCGAACATATTGAGCATCTGGTCGCCACTCTTGACTGCCGACTCCATCTCCTTCTTTTTCATGTAGCCGCTGGCGATGCTTCCAGCCACGCTTACCAGTGACGATCCGATGTCGTTTGCCAGCTTCACATTCGCCTGTGCGTTGGTATTCGCCGCGCCGACAGCAGCGTCCCCAAGTATCTGGCCGCTCATGTCATTCACTCCGGGATTAAATGCAAACATAGTTATTCCTCCGTAATTCCAGCCGCTTCTCGCGCCTCAAGGCACAGTTGTGAACCCGGCACGAAAGCGCGGCAGGCTGCCGGCCGGTGGTTGTAAATGGAACACGACACGCCGCATCCGACCTTGCCGGACAGCGCCACGCATCTGTTGTTCGTTGTCTTCATTAGTGGGTAGTCGTCTCTAAGCATCCGTTGCGGGATGCCAACAGCGTCAGATCGGTCTCGTCGTAGGACGGGCCAGCTCCACTTGTGACTGCAGCATGCGCCACACCGTTGACAGTCGAAGTATTCCACGTCGGGCGGAAGCCCTGCGCCTCGCTCTGCAAGTCGATGTATGGTGCTAGGCTGCTGATGTTGTTCGTCTCGCATGAGTTCTTAGGGCAATACACCGTGTCGCCGAGGTGGCGGTTGACGCAGTTCCAGCATACGGGGTAGTAGTCCGAGTTCGCCGATTTGTCCTTGCGGTGTCGCCACACGCCACCCGCCTTCTCGTAGCGGGTGTCGTCGTTGGGAACGCCCTCGGCTTCTAAGTAATTCCACACGTCGGCATCCGACCAGTGGCGCATCGGGTAGTATTGCGTTGGCACACCGGGTTGAACCAGGGCGTCCTGCGCTAGTGGCACATGACCCTTGATTAGATCCACGTCCGCCGACTTCTGTCCGTGGAAGGCAGCGTCCCAAGGAAAGTTGAAGGTCCCGGTCGGCCGGCGCAAAGCGTCCAGCCCGCAGAGGTAGCGACCGCTGGCCAGCTCCTCCGGTTGCGGCTCTTCGGTGCCGAGGCAGAGGGCGAGCGACTTCTGGCCGAATGGATACAGCTTCACAAAGTCAAAGCGCGGCGCCGTCGTCTCGATGTCGTAACCGTCTGTCAGCGCATAGCCAAGGGGCGCGTAGTCATACATCTCAAGATCCCACGCTTGGGCGAGCACGTCCGAGTAAGCGTAACGATGCCGGAAGCGCGGTTCGCGCCATTGGATCACCGGCAACTTCGCCCCGACCTTGTGGCGAATGAGGTGCAGCATCGCTGTGCTGTCCTTGCCGCCGCTCCAAAGCACGACAGGGTTAGCGCTGACGTTCAGCCAACGCTCAATCTTGTTGCAGGTCTCTTTGACGAGTTGCTCCATAAGTTAGATGGCGATAGCAGCGATGCCAACAGCAGCTCCAATACCAGCGCCCGCCATTCCCATCGTTGCCGCCCGATTGCTGGCCCCAGCCTGCATGCCCGCACCTTGAAGCGCGGCGTTGTTGTTGGACCAAGAGTTGTAACGGTTGGCGGCCATGTTAGCGTTGAAGCTCTCCACGTTGCCGGCGGTCTTGGTGGCGTTGGCGAATGTGTCGCCAATAAGAGCCGTGCCTTGGCCCATGGTTGCCATGCCAAGACCGAATGCCGGTCCAAGCGCGCGGGCATACGGATCAAGGTCACCGTATCCCACGGCCAATCCGAGACGACGCTGACGGCGAGCGAGGTCCATTTGGTTCACGCTCCCGGCAAAGCCACGGCGTTCGGCCATGCGCTGTTCGGCCATGGCGTCACGGTTGAGAATTTCCGCACCCGCTGCCGCATTGCTTGTCGCCAAGCCGCGCGAAGCAAACGCATTGCGCGCCGACTGCGTGGCGTTCCGAAGCTGCTCAGGGGTGAGCGAGCGGCCAAGCGCCAGTTCCTCTTCGGCTTGGCGCTGCAGCTCGGCCTCAATGCGGTTTGGTGCCGAGGCAGATTGCAACTCCTCGCCAATGACTCCGCGCGCCTTGGCCAGATATTCGTTATCAAGCTCTCTGCTGAGATTGCGGGCGGTCTCCATTTGGAGGGCCGTCATTTGCGGATAAAGGCGCTTTAGCGAATCCTCCTGCTCGCGCATCTGCGCAATCGCGGCCTTCGTTGCCGCGCCATACATCTTGTCGTAGTCGATAGGCGCCGGCGCCGGTGGCGGCGGCGATGCTGGAATTGATGGTCCTCCTCCCATGGTATTATCTCCTTATTTTGCTAATTAGTTTCTCCCAATAGTAGACGCGCGGCTCCAAGCTCCCCCTGCGGCACCAAGCCACATAGGTCTGCGGATGCGGCGCCACGCGCAGACACTCCCGAACAGGGTTTGCGCCAGCAGCGCCAGCAGCCAGAGTGACGAACCAGCAGTTAGGCTCCCCGAGTTCAAAGTTTTGCTCCTCCACGCTCCACCGGCAGGCTTTGGCCAGCATGAAGCACTCCGGAGAGTTCCACACATAGCCGCTGCTCAAATGCTCCCCTACCGCTTCCCAGAAGTCTTGGGTCGCGTGGTTGTCCCACCATTGTTTTGCGCGTTGCCATGGGGTCATCGGAAGATTGAAACACAAGCAAACGCCGGATCTGCTGCTGACCCAGAAACCTCATTGTAGCAAGCGATCACCGCATATCCGCTATTCCATCCAGCGGTATAATTAACGGCGGCAATGGCCATTTGCCTGCCATCAATAGAACCATTAGCGCCAGTGCATTGCCCCAACGCGATGCTGTAGTTCTGGTCAGGCATTGCGGTGGAAAAGTTGACCGTGAAACTTCCTGCGCTGTTTTTTACAACACTACTGACATTTCCGCTGGCGCGGATCTTCACGGTGCCGCCATTTACTGATGCTGCCGTGTCTGCGGCGTTGCGTGTTCCATCAAAATTCACCCACGCTCTGCACGCAAAGATCGGCGGGTCGTTGTCAGCGTTGAGCGCCTTTTTGATTTCTCCGGCGTTGGCCGCTAGAGACAATTTGTCATTGGTAACAGCATCATCTGCGATCCGCGCAATCGGCAGGGTGCCGGTCGTGATTTTGTTGGCGTCAATTCCGCTGGCCAGTTTGGCGTTGGTAACGGCGTCATCGGCGATGCGCGCAATCGGCAGGGTTCCGGTTGTGATTTTTGCCGCATCAATGCCGCTTGCCAGCTTGATATTTGTGACGGCGGCGTCAGCTATTTTGCTGGTTGTGACTTCTGCATCGGCTACCAACACGGTCGGCGCGGCGGTTGCGTTGAGGCCGGCCGGCGTAACGGTCTCGCCGCTCACCCACACTTTGTTTGCTGTTACTGTTGCCATGATTGTTCTCCTTGGTTGTTAAGCTGCGTTCCTTGTTTCAGTCGGCGGAAGGCTCTTCGGCGATGCCTCAATGCTGGCCGAGCGTATTTCCGGCCTTCCATTGTTTGTTTCGTAAATAATCTCTGCTGCGTGCGCCTTGTAGCGAATCGGCGACTTTGCGTTGTAGTCTTCTCGGCCGCCCGAGGACTTGGTCAGCGTGCCGATAGTTTCGCTAAGGTCTGGATTGATGGTTTCAATCTTTGTGGTCAGCGTGGCCCCAGATGGAATGACAACATCGGCAATGGTGCGGAGAAACCGCTTTGAGTGCATGTCGCCAAAGTCGTATCGGCGCGTGCGAATTTCGCCGGGAACCGGAGACACTATGTTGACGCTGCTGTCTGGGCTGTCGTCTCCGTCTTCGCGCTGGTTAAGAAGCATGAGATAGCCGGCGCGGTTGGAGATCATTATGCGGCGCTCTCCATCCACATTGCCCACCAAGAAGTTGTTTACGCCGAAGCCATACTCGTCGGTCGTCTCCCAAGCCTCGTTGAGCTGGTTGTAAATGAAGACGCCATTGTTGCTGTCTGTCGCAGAGGCGAGCGGAACGGCGAGGTAGTAGCGATTGTCTTGGTAGACGGCAACAGAGTCCTCAATAAGGTCGGCGTTTAGCGCTTGCAACTTGTCTGCAATTGGGTCGCTCAGAGGCTTGGTGTCGCCGCGCAGCTTGAGGTCTAATCTTGCATCCAAGCGGTAGACTCCAGCGTCTGAAAGGAAGTAGATAAAGTTGCCGGCGGTCACGATGGTGCGGCGTGCCGAACATCCAATTTCATCGGTCAACAGCTCCAACCCGCTTACCGTCGTGTCGATATTGTAGCCATTGCCGCCGGTTGCTGCGGTCTGGGAGATGGTCGCCAGCCAGATGGATTTGCGGCAGAACACAAGCGCCGTGCCATCGACCCACGGATGCACGGCCACAATAAAATCGTTGCCGCCCTTTCCGACACGAAATGATTGCCAGAAGGGGTCATAGAGGTCTGGATCCAATACATCTGAAATCATCACGTTGTGCCGCCCGTCGGGAACGATAAGGCGGTTGTTGATGTAGCTCGCCCAGTAGGTGGATCGCATTTTGCGATATGAGGCGCCTTCCGCCGGAACTCCCGCTGGAGCGCGGACAAAGTCGTTTGTGGTCTGCCCATCCCAGTAAAGCACCGGCTTTACCCTGCGCACTGAGACATTGGCTCCTAGCTCGCTGGCCGTTCCGCTCGGCACCGTGATGGTGAACCTGTCGCCGTCAATAACGCTGGCAATGTCGTATTCGTGAGCGTTGAAGGCCGCGACAGTTCCTCCCTCAATGCGCACGCGCGCGCCGACAGGGTAGCCATGGCCGTCTATGTGAACCTTGGCCACAGTGCCAGTAACCTCAATTCCCTCGCCGCTAGTGAAATTAGTGCCCCATCCGGGAAGGCTTCTGTCTGCCTCTCGCAGAAGATAGAGGCGGTTGTATGCTTGAAGCATTGAGACCTTGTCTGTCGGTTCAACGAGTTCGTCGGGAGTTGACGGAAACGACAGCTCGGGCGGCAAAACAACAACAAACAATTCATCGCCTCCGTCTGTCACCAAGTTGTCATTCTCGCTGACTGCCAATAGCGCGATGGCGCCAGCCGAAGTAATGTCCAATGCGCTGTCTGTTATGTAGGTATAAGCCTTGTCGGGGCCGGCAAGAACAATGGCCTCCGTTCCGATGCTCTCTTCTGGCAGAAGCATGAGGGCTGAGGCAAAAATTCCTCCGGTGTAAACAGACCTCACCACCGGCTCGCTCGGCGCCGGGGACAAAATAAACGGCACGGTGAGAGGTGTTCCGCTGACGGAAATATCGTCAGCCAATCGTTTGGCTCCCTTTCGAGTCTGCGCAACGCCTCGGTCCAGCCGCATGTTGACGCTGTCTTGCAGCATGCCAGCAGGCAACGTGAGCGGATTGAGGCGCGAGGCAAAGCCCACGAACCCTGCATCGCCATCGCGTTGAACTGGACTCTCCAATGCCATTAAGAGGTGACTGCCTTGATGACGGCAAAGTTGATGACGGGGGCGTCGGTTGCCGTGCCGCTAATTGAGCGGAAGTTGATGTTGAAAGAACCGGCGGCCACGGCCGTCACGACAAACTCGTAAGGGTTGGTGCCGCTGCGCTGGTTGAGGATGATAACGTCGTTCACGCCGACCGTAGAATTGTTCACCGTAAAGGTTGCGGCCGTGGCCGATCCCGCCGCGCTGAACATCGTGATGCTGCCGCAAATCTCATCAATCTGAACGGAAGTAGTTCTGCTCGTCTGCTGCGTTCT